ATGCTGGAACAAATGGGCGCAGCCGCGAAAGCCGCCTCGTATAAACTGGCGCTCCTTTCCAGCCGCGAGAAAAACCGCGTGCTGGAAAAAATCGCTGATTATCTGGAATCTCAGTCGCAGGAAATTTTGCTCGCCAACGAGCAGGATCTGCTGGAAGCGCGTCGCAACGGCTTGAGCGAAGCGATGCTCGACCGTCTGGCGCTGACCCCGGCGCGTCTGAAAGGTATTGCCGACGACGTCCGTCAGGTGTGCAACCTCGCCGACCCGGTAGGGCAGGTGATTGACGGTGGGGTGCTCGACAGCGGGTTACGCCTTGAACGTCGTCGCGTGCCGCTTGGCGTCATTGGGGTGATTTACGAAGCGCGTCCAAACGTGACGGTGGATGTCGCCTCCCTGTGCCTGAAGACCGGTAACGCCGCGATCCTGCGTGGCGGGAAAGAGACCTGGCGCACCAACGCCGCGACGGTAAACGTCATCCAGCAGGCGCTGGAGGAGTGTGGTTTACCGGCGGGTGCCGTGCAGGCGATTGAAAGCCCCGACCGTGCTCTGGTTAACGAGATGCTGCGCATGGACAAATACATCGACATGCTCATCCCACGCGGCGGTGCGGGCCTGCACAAGCTGTGCCGCGAGCAATCTACCATTCCGGTGATCACCGGTGGTATTGGCGTATGCCATATCGTGGTGGATGACACCGCGGAGGTAGAACCTGCGCTGAAGATTATCGTCAACGCTAAAACCCAGCGTCCAAGCACCTGTAATACGGTAGAAACGCTGCTGGTGCATCAGGGCATCGCCAGTACCTTCCTGCCAGCGCTGAGCAAGCAGATGGCGGAAAGTGGCGTCACGCTGCATGCGGACGAGAGCGCTTTCGCCCTGCTGAAAGACGGTCCGGCGAAGGTCGTTCCGGTTAATGCGGAGCAGTACGACGATGAGTATTTGTCGCTGGATCTGAACGTGAAGGTAGTTGCGGATCTCGATGACGCTATTGCGCACATTCGTGAACACGGAACCCAGCATTCTGACGCGATCCTGACGCGCACCCTGCGCAATGCCGATCGGTTTGTGAATGAAGTGGATTCGTCTGCGGTTTACGTCAATGCCTCGACGCGCTTTACCGATGGCGGCCAGTTTGGTCTGGGCGCGGAGGTGGCGGTGAGCACACAGAAGCTGCACGCCCGCGGTCCGATGGGGCTGGAAGCGCTGACCACCTACAAGTGGATCGGCTTTGGTGATGATACCATTCGTGCGTAAATAATCGCGGGTGATGCAAAAATAGCCGTTTGATTCAAAAGGGCATTGACGCATCACCCGGTTAGATCTACTCTTTTGCCCCGTGGTTACGCTCGTAACCGGCCTTTCAGGGCCGATATAGCTCAGTTGGTAGAGCAGCGCATTCGTAATGCGAAGGTCGTAGGTTCGACTCCTATTATCGGCACCATCATTTCATCCAGTACCATCCCCAATCGTCCATTTTTCCTTGTTTTTCGCGGTGTTGACTGTTTTGTTTGTCCGCCGTTATCCACCTTTTACCGTTGCAATCCAAATTTAAAACGGGTACATAAACGGGTATCTGAGTTTGAGGCGGGTACCTATGAAATTAAACGCACGACAGGTCGAGACGGCAAAGCCTGCCGAAAAAGACTACAAGCTGCCAGACGGTAACGGGCTTATTCTGCTGGTGAAAACCAGTGGGGCAAAATACTGGCGCTATCGCTATACCTTCGCCGGTAAAGAAAAGATGCTGGCGCTCGGTGTGTACCCGGCTGTTTCGCTGGCGGCCGCTCGCGAAAAGCGAGACGAGGCCAGGCGGAACGTTGCAGCAGGTGTTGACCCGGTGAAGGTCAAAAGCCATGTTGCAGCTGCGGCAGCAAAGACGATCACGTTTAAAGAGATTGCCGCAGAATGGCACGAATTCAAGAAGCCGCGCTGGTCGCCTGGCTATGCCTCTGACATTCTCGAAGCGTTCAACAAAGATATTTTCCCTGCTGTGGGTAAGCTGCCGGTTGCTGAAATCGAACCGGTTCAGATGCTGGCGGCGCTGCGCAAAATCGAAAACCGTGGCGCAACCGAGAAAGCAGCCAAAACGCGCCGGTGGTGCGGTGAAGTATTCAGCTATGCCGTTGCGACAGGGCGCGCGAAGTATAACCCCGTCAGCGAACTGAATAGCGCCATGACCGGGCATAAAGGTGAGTCCTTTCCGTTCCTGACGGCTGAAGAACTACCCGATTTTCTGGCGGCGCTTGAGAGTTACAAGGGGAGCCCGCTCCCCCGGCTGGGTTTGCAGATCATGATGCTGGCAGGTCTGCGTACTTACGAACTGCGGCATTCAAAATGGGAATGGGTAGATTTCGATAATCGGCTGTGGGAGATACCCGCCGAATTTATGAAGATGGACCGCCCGCACCTGGTGCCGCTTTCCGATCAGCTTGTTGTCTTGCTGAAGGAGTTGCACGGTCTCACAGGTCGATACGTGAATATGTTCCCCGGCAGGAATGACCCGTCAAAGGTCATGAGCGAGAACACAATAAACAGGATGATCCACACGCTGGGGTATAAGGGGAGGGTAGTAGGGCATGGCTTCCGGCATACGTTCAGCACCATCCTGAACGATAAAGGATTCAACTCAGACTGGGTTGAACTCCAGATCGCTCACGTGGATAAGAACAATATACGCGGGGTTTATAACCATGCCCTGTATATGGAAGGGCGTCGGGAGATGATGCAGTGGTATGCGGATTATATTGACCAGCTGCGTTTGATTTAAAGAAACTGTTTTTTCCACTCTTCGACCTCGCCGCGTACCCAGCGGGAGGTTCGGCTCCCGAGCTTCTTAGGCTTCGGAAATTCGTTATTACTGATGCGCTCATAAATGCTGGATTTTTTCAGGCCAACAGAGCGCTCAACTTCTTTGATATTAATCAGGTCAGTGTCAGAGATAACCGGTGTCATGCTATACCTCTCTTTTTCATGGCATCGAGCAGGATGTCCTGTACTGTTCGTTTTGAGTTGCGCCGCTCCATCACCATTTCGTCCATAGTGTCGGCGGCAATAATGTGGTGAATGAACACCGGGCGGTTGTGTCCGGCCTGAATCTGCCGGGTGGGCCCGATGCGTTCGATAATTTGCTGGTACTGCTCCAAATCCCACCAGTGCGAGAAAAACACCAGTATGTTGCCGCCGTCCTGCATGTTCAGGCCGTGGCCTGCGCTGGCCGGGTGCGCGAACAGGACCGGTATTTTTCCGGCGTTCCAGTCTCGCAGCGTCTGTGGATCCTGGTCGAGGTGGCGACCTCGGGGAAACGCTTTAAGCAGGCGCTCAAGATCGTGTTTCCAGTGGTAGGCCACCAGCACCGGTGCGCCAGCTGCTTCGGTGAGAATACTGTCCAGCGCCTGCAGCTTCGCGTCGTGCAGTTCGGACCAGTTCCCGGCGTCGTCGGTGTACACCGCGCCGCTGGCAATTTGCAGACACTTCACCGTCTTTGCTGCGGCGTTAGGCGCTTCGATGCCTTCGCCGTTCAGCTCAAGGAACATTTCCTTTTCCATCTCGCGATACTGCTGGCGGGCCTTCGGCGGCATGTCCACGCGGATCACGTTATGGATGGGCTCTTTGATATCGAACCAGTCGGCGGCGTCCAGGGAGATAGTCACGTCAGCCAGTGCACGCTGTATTTCGTCCTGCGAATGGGCGAACGGCTCCAGCTTCGTCCAGCTCTGCCCCGGGAGCTGTATTGAGTTGAACCAGCGGGAGGTAAACGCGCCGTAGGTGCGCCCGAGACGTTGCCCCTGATCCACAAACCACGCCTGCCCCCACAAATCCACCAGGCCGTTAGGCGCTGGCGTACCGGTGAGATTCATCCAGCGCCGGACGTGCTTATGCGCCACTTTTCCCAGCGCCGCCGCACGCTTACCGCCCCCGCGCAGCCGGAAGGATTTCAGCCGAGTGCTCTCGTCAGGAATGACGGTACCGAACGGCCAGTGGTCGCCCAGCTCTTCCACCAGCCAGACCAGATTGTCGTAGTTGATGGTAAACACGCTCGCGTTGCTGTTCGCCAGCGCCTCAGCGCGTGCTTTGGCATTACCGATAATCGGCTGCACCTCGATATTGCGCAGGTGTCCCCATTTCACCGCTTCATCCGGCCATGTGCTGGCGGCCACGCGCAGCGGCGCGAGGACCAGCGCGGGCTGTGTCTCCGCTCCCGCCATGAAGAGATCTTCCAGCGTGGTGAGCGTTGCCACTGTTTTACCCATTCCCATGCCTGCCCAGATGTTGCAGCGGTTAATGTCGATTTCGTGGTTGATAATTAGATCTTGATAGGGGCGTGGCTTAAAAGCTTTTGTCATAATGCCTTTCCACTTTAAAAGGACGTAGCTATATGAAATTAATTACTCAAAATCTTACGCCAGCCGACTTCTTGGCTAATGGCGGTACACTCGTGTATGAAGTTGATGCAACCGAAGTTAATGAGGGAGATCCTAATTTCCACCAGTTACCAACAATTAAACCTAATTTGCTAACTGGTTTTGAGTTGAAACCAACAGCAGTGATAGAAGATGCCAGCGCAGCAGCCCAGATTATTGCCTATGGAGAAGATTGGACCCGATTTATTTATCGGGTGTATTCAAAAGGTGGGAAAATTATCTACACCCAAATAAACCAAAATTTATATCGGGCTGTTTGTACGCTTTAAAATAATATCCCCTCCAGGTTTTTGCTATCCAGCACCACCACGGTAAAGCCCAGCGCGCGGAGCCGTTCGTGCTCGCGCAGCTGGTCGGCGCGTGGTGGTTTGCCGGGTGCTTTGCATTCAACGAAAACGAGACGGCCGCCGGGTAGCAGGACAATTCGATCCGGTACCGAGCGGCGACCGGGTGACACGAACTTAAAGGCGATCCCGCCAGCCTTTTTTACTTCGGTGACGAGGTGCTTTTCGATAAGGCTTTCACGTTCGTAGGCCATTATTTTTCGCCTTCCTGCTTTTTGCGTTTCTTCATGCAGGTAGCGCAGTTCTCAGGGTGTTCATGCCATTCATCAATCCTGATGCCGGTGAACATCCATTTACCGCAAAGTGATATGGCTTCCCCCGAATTAAAGAAATGCGCTTTTTTCGACAGAGCGGGAAAACCCCACCCCTTATTGTCGATGTTAGGCATCGTCCACCGCCTTACGCTTTTCGCGCATGTTCTGCATCAGGCAAAAATCAGACCGGCGTTCGCTCCAGTCCTGATTCAGTTCGTTACGTGATTCGCGGTTGGCTTTGGCCCAGACCTTTGCCGCCCGGTCATACTCGCCGGACTGCTCAAGGCGCAAAGCCTCCCGCGCAGTCCGGTAATAAAGCGGACTGTCCCGATATTTAAATGACATAGGGGTTACCTCAGTTGATGACGCCGACAACCTCAGGGTCGGTAGCTATATCGCTGTTAACCAGACGGAAGTGGACCAGAACTGCGCCCTGATCGCCCCAGTCTCTGCGCAGAGTGCGCCATGAGGGTTGTTTATCGCCGCAGCATTCCAGGATGGCGGCACTGTCTATATCGAACTGCGCGCGGCTGTCCATGACCATGTAGATGTATTTCATAGCGGATCACCGTCTGAAAATGCTTCGGCATCGGGTTGTAACTGGACCATGTCGTCGATTGGCATAAGTTTCAGAGGGCCACTATCGTTGAGCGCGCCGAGTGTTAACTTTGCGAACAAACGTTTTTGCGATGTGGTTAGTTCGACCTGTGATGTGCGGCCGTTGACTAACACAATGATTGCGAAATTTTCTACGTTGCCTTGTGCCATAGTGATTAATCCTTACGGTAGTGGTACGCCTCAAACCCGCCAGCGTTCAGCGGGATGTCGGGCGCCCATTCGGGGTTAGTGGAGAGCAGCGCGGAAAGCGCTTTATCGTTGAAATTGTCAGTGTCCGGCGCTTCGGTGATCACCTCATCGTGTACCGTCAGTACAATGCTGTAACCGGCATCCTCGATCAGCGGCATGTTTCCGGCCAGAACGTCGCGGGCAGCCGCCTGAGTGACGTTTTCCACCAGCTTTCCGCCGTAGGTTTTGAGCCGCTGCCATTTGCGTGAGTAGGAGTTAACGCCCTGATAGGTGATATTCCCCTTCTCGATGGACGGGGACGGGTAGCACAGTGCGCGCCCGGATGGCAGCTGGATGCGCAGCCATGCGCCATCGCGGCGGACTTTCAGATAACCGCAGTACAGTGTTTTTTGCGGTGTGGCGATGGCTGTGCGGACGGTGCGCTCGAGCTCGTACCAGAAATCGCAGGTTGCCGGGTGGGCTCTGCGCCACAGCCGCTTAAGCGAGTCACACGCGATGAATACACGTTCGGACAGGCCAAAGGTCGACTTACGTTTAACCGATTCGTCGTACCAGCTTTTTGCCTCGCGGATGACATCACGGGGGATGTTTGGCAGCGCGGCGTTCGCCAGCTCGTCGAGGTCGAGGCCGTAGACCAGGGCGAAAGTCAGGAATGCCGCAACGCCACCGCCAAAGCCGAGGCCCAGCTCCATCACCTTGCCGATCTGACGCTGGTATTTATCAACATCGTCCGGCGAGATATTGAAGGCGCGGGCGTAGGCCAGTTTATACAGATCCGGCCCGGTCCCCTCGTCGTACTCGCGGAACGCGTCCAGCTTCCACTGCTCGCCGGCAAGCCAGGCCAGTTTTCTCCCCTCGATATTCGACAGGTCGCTAACCACCAGCTTTTTGCCTGCGGGGGCCATGATGCAACCGCGCAGCGCCGAGCTGGTCAATTCCATGATGTTATCGAACAGCAGATCGGCACATCCGGCTTTCAGCGCCTCGATGCCCTCGTCTATCTGGTCCTGCTCAAGCGAAGGGCGGGGCAGGTTCTGGGGCTGGAACAACCGCCCGGCCCAGCGCCCGGTTCGCGATGCGCCGCAGAACTGCAGTGTGCCGCGCAGACGACCGTCACTGCTCACGCCCTTCATCAGCGATTTGTACTTACTGGTGCTGGTGGTGCTGGCCTGCAGGCGGATAGCCAGCAGCTCTTTCACCGCAGACGGCAAATCAGGATCCGCCATACGGCGCTCCAGCGTGCTGCGCTGCATGTCCGGCAACTCCACACCGTACGATTCAACAATGTGCTTAATCAATGCGTCGCGCTGCGTGGCCGCCTGCACTTCGCCGTCGGTCATCACTTGTGTGCGTTTCGCCAGGCGTTTTTGTTCGAGGTCTACCGCCTCGATCGCCGCCTGCGCGAGCTGCACATCCATGCAGACGCCGCGGTCGTTGATCTGCTGGTCACGATGCCAGAGCGCCAGCTCTGCACCCTTATAATTCCACTTCGGCAGGCGTTTATAAACTTCGCGCATGGCCTCGATATCAAGGCCAGCGTAAGCGACAAAACGCCGCCATTCTTCCGGGTGGGTTTTGCTGGTTGCACGGCGCAGTTTGCTGTTTTTCGGACGTGGCTTGCAGAACAGCTGGATAAGCGCTTTACCTTCTTTGTCCTTCGCCTTGTCCTGCGGGACGCCCAGCACCTCGCAGAGCGCACCCAGCGCGCCGGGGAGGCCGTGCGCCAGTGCCTGCACCATTGTGTCGCGCCAGCGGGTTACCTCTGGTGCCAGCTCCGGATGGTCATGCCGCATAACCGTACGGTCGAAGTGTGAGTTATGCGCCCACACCTCAATCGCCGGATCGGCCAGTGCCTGATACAACATTGGTGGCATTACAATGCCCGTCGTTAAATCCCATACGCTGACAGGACTATCGTCAATGGCCCAGGCCATCAGCATTACCTCAACCTTTTCAGCATAGGCATGGGTGCCGTTGTTAATAGGCACCTCGCTGAAGGTTTCGAGGTCAATCCATAATTTTTCCATACTCAATCCTCGCGGGTGCTTTGCGAAAAGGGACGCTCTTTGCAAAACACCCGGCGCATGGCCGGGTGGGGGAAGGGTTAAACCAGATCGGAGGCGTCTGCACCTTCGCTGATATCGTCGAAGTCATCCGGCGCGGCCACACCGCCGCCAGCGAACGCGTCACCATCGCGCAGGAACTGGACACCTCCCAGCGATGCGTTAACACGTTTGCCGAAGTTGTTGTCCTGCGCCCAGATGTCGATTACCGCGTTGACGTAGCAACCGGCGTAAGGACGGCCATCAGCCTGGATTAGCGGAGAACGGTCGCGATCGATAACTGCCGGGCGCGCTTTGTTGGCAGCATTCAGGAAGAAGTTACCCGGGAAGCCTTCGTATTCGGCTTTTTCGTCACCATCATGCAGGCAGAGGTTGAGCTTTTTCTCCAGCTGGCTGTAAATGGTTTCCCACTTCTCACCCCATTTTTCCTTCGCTACCTGCTTCAGCGCTTTGCGGACTTCGTCCAGTTGCGGGTGCTTTGGATCCATCAGGAAAACAGCAGAGAAGCGCGGGTCACCTTCGCCGTTCACGGTTTTTGCTTCGAACAGAGCAGGGAAAGCCAGACGGACGTTGTTCAGTTTAATTTTCATGGAGTCGTTCCTTAATCAGATGAGGTCTGCGGCGAGCGCGTCGTCGGACACGTCGTCGAAATCGTTAACAGGGTTGATATTGAGCGCAGGGCGCGGGTCGGATTCGGGGGCGACGGTAGGCTTACCGTCAGCGCGGGTGATCAGTGCTTCGACTTTCGTCCAGCGGCGAGGGCTGGCCTTTTTGATGAGCTTCTCGGCTTTGGTCGGGCTAATCAGCTTAAGGTCGAAAACCTCCTCAGTTTTATATCGGAACTGGTCTTTCAGCAGCGCGCGGGCGGCTTCTTCATCGCTCCAGGCACGATTACCCTGTTTGCCGGTAACCAGCTTAAAGCCCGGTACCGGATGCCCGGCGTTCAGCTCACTGTTCACCCGGTCGCGCACAGCCTTTAGCCACGATTCTATAAAATCGGCCTGGCTGTAGATCTCCGCCAGTTCCTCGATGGTCAGAAGCGGTACACGCGAGCTGGCATCAGCGATAATTTCACCGACCGGTTTCGTCAGGTCATCGAAATCGCTGGCAGCAGTTTGCATGTGCTGCATTTTCTGAGCAGTGCAGACGGCTTTGGCTTTGCAGAACCGGCACTGTTTTTCGCCGGGTGTGAAGTTTTCCAGCGGCAGGGTTTCGATGCCTTCGCAATCGGCGATGTTGAACATCACGATCACACTGGCGGCCGCTTCCTGCGCCCGTTCGCCGAAGGCCTGGAGCTCTTCCACGGTCAGGGCCCACTCTGAAACGTGGTTAAGCCGCGGCTGATGGATGAACAGGCGCACCGTCTCGAAGTCGTACAGCATGCTGAACTGCTCGAGCGCGCCCAGGGCATACAGCTGCAGCTGCTCGTTCTGCTCAGCATCGACGCGCACACCCTTACCGTATTTCAGGTCGTGGATCTGCAGTTCGTTGCCCGCGATGATTACGCCGTCGGCGGTACCGAAGGACTCATCTACGCCTACGATGTGGGAGAAGTCGACACGCTGCTCGACCAGCAGCTCATTGCCCTGCGACAGCGCCCAGACGGTGTCGACGTAACGGCCAACGGCTTCGACCATTTCCTCATCTACCTGCGGGCCGGAAGTATCATCCGGGTGCTCAGCAAGAGGATAGGAGCCGAGGAACATCGCGACATTGCAACCGGCATAATGCTCGGGGTGATTCTGGCGGTTTCTCAGCACCTTTTCGGCAAGAGCATGCGCTGCGGTACCTTCAATTGAATAAACGGTATCGTCATCCCGTTGTGTGGCCTCCAGCGCCAGACTACCGGGGCAGCGCATCCACCGATGCGCTGAAGACGGGGAAAGTCGTGCATGAACGGCTGACATAATTAACCCTCCAGCGCTTTTTCAGCCTGAGCGATCACTTCTGCGAGGTTCTCGTCAGCAACTTCGCCGAGTTTTTTGGCACCCTGTTTTTCCAGAATGGCGACAGCTTCGGCACGGTAACCACCTTTCGCCAGCTGGAGGATCATCCCTTCGGCCTTTTTACGCAGCGCCGCAAAATCGGTCTGTTCGCCAGAATTATCCCCGGTGTCACCAACCGTTTCGGTACCGCCTTTTGCCGCGTTTTTACGCGCGAAATCTTCCTGCAGCTGGAGGTATTCAACGCGGGTGATCTCGATATGGCCCTTTTTAAGCAGTTCATTCAGCTTGCGTAAGGTGTGGAGTTCACTGGCGGCGGAGCCATCAACGTTCTTGCAGTAGAACGGCCCTGTGCGTTCTTCATCCTTACCTCTGGTTTTTGGCTTCACTTCATGGCGCCCGTCAGCTGGCGCGTCCAGTAAACGCTCGGCAAACTCACGGCGTGCCGCGATGGTTGGTAAGTCGTCCCAGAAGCGCAGAATGTTACGCGACAGGTCAAGCAGCGCTGGCTTGTTCAGATGGCCGGCGCGTTTAACGCCCTGCAGGGCGCTGTCCAGAGCGTCGATCTGCACAACGCGCTTATCGCCTTCGGCGTCGCGATAATCAACAACACGCTGGACCATTGTTTCGCTGAGCTCCTGCGCCTCCGGGTAGAATGCAGCCAGGGCGATAATGTCGCTGAACTCCAGATCGTCGAGCGTAACTTTGCGGATAACGGTATTTTCCGCTTTGGTTTCCGGTACCGTTTCGCGGTATTCCTGCACTTGCGCCACGGCGTCCGCGCGGAGAGGTACGCCAGAGGCCAGCGCGGTGATAAGACGTTCCAGCAATTCGTTGTTACGGGTTACCAGCTGGTTATTAAGTTCCAGATTTGTTTCTAAGCTCATACTGCGGTCCTCGCTACAAGGAGAATGAAGGTAATAGCCAGGCCGAACGCAGTAGCGAGGGCCAGACCGGTGAAGATGTCGAAATGTTTGCGGCGATATTGGAGCACGTCGCGCCCCGTCAGCCGATGGAGGTGTTCAGGTTTCATCGGTAGTGCTCCTTTTCATGTCTGGGAGCGCACCCGGTGCCAGCGGGCGAGACATAGCACCGTTGTGGATGCACTCTCAGTCAGGAAAAAGGCCCGTCAAGGGAGACGGGCAAAGACTACACACAGCAATTACATGGATGATTCAGAGTGTGGGGCAGGCCGCTGATTCCGATTCGCAAGGTAATTACAGCGAGTTACGGCTAGATCGAGTTGGGCATAGGCGCTGTCGCACGTAGAGTGCGTCAATCCTCGTCGCATGACATGGAAACCTGCTGGGTGGTTCAAAACCCAGAAATCGCCATTTTCATGGAGTATGTCCGATTCCTTAATTCGCATAAGTTAGCCCTCAGTGGATTAGTAAAAGGCCCAAAGCCTTTGATTAATTCACTGCACGCCCCATCATCGGGGCGTTTCAACTTGCGTGACTTATCAGCTCGTCGCGGTGTGGTCCTCTACGCTTACCGTACGCATACGGACTCGGCGCTTACCTCGATCCCATCGGGTGCTATTTCGTTTTGCCAGGAGCACAGCGGCTTACCTGTCACGCGGTTCTGTTTGTTAAAGAGCGATTGTTTAACCCAAAAATGCATTGAATTAAGCGATAACGCATTTATATGCTAACTCGCATTATCCGGTCAACCCAAAAATGCATTATTTCGCAAAAAAGAAAGGCCGCATTAAGCGGCCTGTATCTAACACTTTGATTTTATTATGGACGCCATAGCGACGATTTAGCTATGCCTGCTATGTACTGGATTTTAGTGACAGAACTCTTAGGTAATCTGATAGGCGCGTGGTTTTCGTTTACCGGGAGTAAATGGTAAAAGCCGTCGCGTTCAAAAAGAAAAGTCTTGACCATTACCTCACCCTGTTCGGTGACTACTAGCACTTCATCTCCTGGGTGGTAGCCGTGGTTAGGTTCTATTATTACGAACTCACCTTCTTTGATACGAGGTACCATAGAATCGCCAACACATTTTAGTGCGTAAACATCTGCATCATATGAAGGCCATCTGATGTGGCCATCTCCATTACCAACCGGGTATTGCATATCCGTCCAGAACCCTCCATTACCCAGCTGGGTATTACCCAATACCGGTACTTCCCTGAATTCAAAATCGTAAGGGTCACCGTCCACGTCAACTACTGTTCGTGGTTTTTCGGCTTGTAGGTCGCATTCCACCAGGTCCACCGGGGATATTTTAAAAAACTCAGCAATATGTTTCAGGGTAATGTACTTCGGATCTTTAATCTCTCCAGCAAGCATGCGCTGCAGTGTAGACTGCTGCATTTTTACTTTTCTGGATAGTTCCGTCACGCTAGAGATACCTGCTTTCTCCATTAGGTATTTGATGTTTTTCTGAACAACATCGTATTCGTATGCCATGTCTTTGAATCCTTGTTCGTTTAATGAACAAATATGCGTTATTGCATATTTTAGCGCGTTTATTTAAAGCGTTTCTGGGTTGTTTATCAATGCGTTTTCGGATAGATTTGCTTCATAACATAAACGATGGAGCATTTCGCCATGATTGAGTTAACTCCTAAAGACATGGTTCAGTCCCTGATTGATGCAGGGTACACCCAAAGCCAGATTGCCGAAGCTACCGGCGTAGCGCAATCCTCAATTTGCCGACTGCTTACCGGTGTGCATACAGATCCGCGCATATCTACCGTCAGGGCTTTAGAGAATATGCTGCGTACCGTCGGCGAATCCAAAAAGGCGTAACCCATGCCAGAGAAAAAGATCTGGGGGGCGACGCCTGACGAATGGTTCCACTTCGATCTGGTGCTGGGGCGTACTGACCAGCTGCTGCCGGTCGTGTGCAACCCGGGCGCGACCATATCCCCGAATAGCAAACTCAAGATGCTTGGCAAAACGCCAAGCCTGTATAACCGCGACCGCATGGCTACCGGGATCAAGGACTGGACCGAGCACGTAGTAACCGAGCGTGACTTTGCACGCTGGTCGAACGAACAGGATTACGGCATCTGCGTGCGCACGGGCCACGGCTGGCTGGCGCTGGACTGCGACAGCGAAGACGAAGATATCCAGACCGATATTCGCAAAACGCTGGTGCAGCTACTGGGCGAGCTGCCGCCGCGTCGCTGGCGCGCCAACAGCAACAAATGCCTGTACCTGCTGGCCGTTGACGGCGATTTTCGTAAGCGCATCCACCGTCTGGCGGGTGATATGGGGATTATCGAGCTGCTGGCCAACGGCCAACAGTTCGTTGCCTGTGGTACGCACAGCAGCGGCGCGCGGATTGAGTGGGACGGCGGGCTGCCGGACGAGCCACCAGCCATAACAGCTGACCAGCTCGAAACGCTGTGGCAGCGCCTGGCGGATCAGCTGCCTGTGTCGGTCACCACCGAAGCGGGTAGCACGAAGATGCGTGACCGCTCAACCTTCACGCCCGGTGCTACGGACGATACAGCGGAATACCTCGATGCTAATGGCTGGACGCTGCTGGACGGCGCGAACGGCGAGCGATACATCCGCTGCCCGTTTGAGGACGGCCACAGCACCGGCGGCGACCCTACCAGTACGGTTTACTTCCCGGGTGGTACCGCGGGTTTTGAGCAGGGGCATTTCAAGTGCCTTCACGCCAGCTGTGCGCATCGCGACGACGGCGATTTCCTTAACGCCATCGGGATCCGCAATGACGATTTCGAAGACCTGACCAGCACCGAAGTGGCCGAGCCGTTACCGCTGCCAGCGTTCGAGCGCGATAAGTGGGGCCGCATTGAGGCCACTATCAGCAACGCGGCCAAAGCCGTTGTGCGTTCTGACTTTGTGGACATCGATATCCGCTTCGACCAGTTCCGCGATGAAATCATGTTCGCCCAGGCAGGCTCCGGCCAGTGGCAGGCGTTCACCGATGCGGATTATGCGCGCCTGCGCATCACGATGGAAAAGCGCGGCTTTAAACCTGTAGGGCGCGAGCTCATTCGCGACGTCGTACTGCTGGCCGCTGACGAACAGCCCTTCGACTCGGCGACTACCTGGCTGAACGGGCTGGAGTGGGACGGCGTGCCGCGCATCGAAACTTTCTACCACACGCACTTCGGTACCGCCGATACGCAATACACCCGTGCGGTGTCCATGTACATGTGGACGGCGCTGGCGGGCAGGGTGCTGGAGCCTGGCGTCAAAGCCGATATGGTGCCAATCCTCGTTGGTCCGCAGGGCTGCGGTAAATCCTCCGGCGTGGAAGCGCTGAGCCCCGACCCGGCATTCTTCACCGAGATCTCTTTCGCTGAGAAAGACGACGACCTCGCACGCAAGATGCGCGGGCGTCTGGTGGCGGAGATTGGCGAGCTGCGCGGCCTCAATACCAAAGAGCTCGAATCCATTAAGGCATTCGTGACGCGCACGCATGAGAACTGGATCCCTAAATACAGGGAGTTCGCTACCCAGTTCCCGCGTCGCCTGGTGTTCGTCGGTACCACCAACGAGGACGAATTCCTCGCTGACAAGACCGGTAACCGCCGGTGGTTGCCCGTGGAGGTGTCGAAAGTCGACGTGAAAGCGATAAAAACAGACCTCCTTTTTCTGTGGGCTGAGGCCCGCGAGACGTTTAAGCGCCTCGGCGGCATCCAGTTCCGCGATGCTGAGCGGCTCGGTGCGAGTGTCCACGAGCAGTACACGATTAAGGACGCGTGGCTCGAGACGGTCGAGAAATGGCTCGACACGCCTGACCTGATGACTAACGACATTCCGCGAAATTGCGAATTTTTACGCGCTAGTGACGTTCTGCGCGATGCGATTGGCTTAAATCCCAGCCATATCGGAAAACGCGAAGAAATGCGAATTAGCAATGTTTTGCAAAATTGTGGATATAAGCGCGCCCAAAGGCGAATTGACGGTAAGAAAAGCAAAGTTTGGGAACCTTTGGAACCACCTGGAACCACCTGATAGCGGAGGTGGTTCCACTTTCTATCCCTTGCGGTTAGCGGCTCGGAACCACTGGAACCACTGGAACCACCTTATTACTAACAACCTCATATATATATATAAGTCGATTTGGGGAAAGGTTAGAAAAAGGTGGTTCCAGGTGGGGGCAGGTGGTTCCACCCTGAACATGAAATTTATTGCGAGTAGCGATATGCAAATACGATTTGATTCCACCACGGCGATTAACGAGCGCCAGAAGCTCAATAAAATCGCTCTCTATGCTCGCGCGTGCGCGCGTTTTGCGAGGTGACCTATGCCAGTTGTCGCAACGTTCAAAACAGACTGGTTCCGGGTGATTAACGACATCACGCGCAGCGGCATTCCCCTGCAGGAGATTGCCAGGGAGCTCGACGTGTCGAAGTCTGCTATCATCGGCTGGAAGCAGGGCGCAGCGCCGAACCACCACACAGGCGAGGCGCTGATAGACTTCTGGTGCTACGTCACGCAGCGCCCGCGTTCCGAACTGCCAGCGCAGGTCACATCACGGCGTTTTGTTTACGCCTGGCGATCGAAGCGTCTGACGCCATGA